GCTGTTTTTAGTATAAAGTTGCTGTTGATCTTGAGGCAAGCTCTGAATTTGAAGTTTATTGTAAATCCACTTCTGAATGTCTGCCTCTGGGATATTGATGCTGCCGAAAAAGCTGTCAAAATCACCTCCCTGGACATATTTAGACAACTTATCCAGGTTTTTAGAGATCGTGTCGTACTTTCCGTTCACATCCTGATACTTAGTTTGAGCGTCTTTGTATTTTTGCTTAATCGTGTCAAAAGCAAACGAACGCTCAAAGACTTCCTTGAAGTTCTTCTCGTTCTCCTGGTTGATATACGATCTGAAGTTCTCAGGAATCTCATATTCGTTATCATACGCCTTAACCTTGTAGTTAGGGCTCCATGCTTCAGCCGCAGGCGCAGCAGAAGCCGCCTCTGGAGCTGAACTTACTGCCACTTCTGGGGTACTACTTACTTCCTGTTGTACTACTTCGTTATTCTCGCCTTCCATTTGCTTTCCTTTGCAATAATTTGGCCCTTACTGCGTGGGGTTTAACTGAGGCTGTACTCCCGGTTGTGGAAGCACAGCCCCTTGTTGTGGTTGCGATGGAGAATTTTGCATAAAGCGGTCCGCAGTCTGCGCAACAATAGCCTGTTGCTGCTGCATAATAGACTGCTGAGTAGCGCCTTGCTCTTCTAGCCGCTTAAGCAGCCAAGTAAGCGCATCGTAAGGAACACGAGCTCTCATAGTCTTAGAACTGTTGTTAGGATCTGGTACGTAAATGTCACAAACTACAGCCATTCCAGACATAGGAATGAAACCAGCAGCAGCTTCTTGAATCTTCCGCTGCTCTTCCGCTTCCATGTCCATAAGCTGCTGTACAACTTGCTGGTACATCTGCTGAATCTGTGGAGAAAGGAATTTAAAGTCAGCCTTACGCATCCGAGTAGTAAGACGCTTGATAAGATACTTCTTATCGTCGTACATATTCGGCTCCATGAACTGACCACGATCCATAGCCAAAATCATGTTTGTGCCATTGTCGAAGTCCATGGTCAGATCTTCCGACGCTAGGTCGTTGTTAGCGTACGGAGAAGTACGAATGATCTTACCAATATCCTTCGGATCAAGGTTAGACCCTACATACTGCATGATCTGGTTAAAAGTGAGTTGCTTACCAAGACGAGTCTCCATGTCCTCAGTGCCTGGCTCAAGCTTAATCTGATAAAACAACGGAGAAGTGTTCTTAAACTCAGCTACGTTGATAAGCTCTGCTCTGCCAATCGCAGGAACAAGGTTATTTTCAGTATAGTAATTCTTAGCAAGCTCTAGCGTCTTCTCGCAGAAATCGATCAAATACTGCTCGATTTTAGAAGTGTACACAGAAAACTTCTTCTTCTGCTGAATGCTCATGAACAGCATGGTGTACGGATCAAGATTGGAAGGTTTCTCTAACATCTCTTCTTGCAAATTGGCAGCTACGTAGAACTGCTCAATCATCTTGTCGATATACGGAATGTACTGATCTCCAGTACGTCCTGGAATAACTGTAGGAGGAGCGCCAGAGTAAGAAAGAACCCGAACCCCAGGCTGCAATCCTCCGTTAGCAATCTTCGTCCCAGCTTGTACCGCGATCTTATCGTCTCCAAGAGTAATCTGATGAGTGGCAACCTGACTTACGGCTCGGTTGATTTCACCTTGAATCGGACGAAGCTGCTTAATAATAGAGTAGTGACGCGGAGAAGTTGGAATCTCATCCATACCCGCATACACAATTGGGAATACCCCGAATGGAAGCTCGCCTTCCCAAAGGATTCCCTTGTTGGTCATGATAAAATAGTACCCATTAGGGAATACATTGGACGGACGGATGTAGTACTCAAGCAACAAGCACTCATTCTGTGAGCGGTCGTATGCAGATCCGTTTCCATCAAAAATCAAATAGGTCTCATCCTTGGAAGCTTCGATCAATTCCTGCTTTGCGGGATCATTCCCAACACGAGCACGAAGATCGTCAATGTTGACCATCTTACGATAGCCAATAAACCACGAATCCATCATGGACTTTGCTTCTTTAGCGCGGAATACGTTAAAGCCAAAGATGCGCTCAAATACAAAGTCACCAGAGAAAATAGGCTGACCCTGATCTTTTTGCGCTTGCCCCATGGCATCAACCACAGGCTGCCCCATCTCATCCATCATCGGAGCGTAGTCTACAACTTTGCCCTTGGTCTCATCCCAGTAAATCTTATGAAATACTTCACCAATACGGCTGAAGTCTTGAACCATCTCACGAACTTTATCGTTCCAGCGATGGCGAGCTTTGATATCTCTCCATACAGCGTTACTAAGTTCGGCTGATTTCTGATCCTGGAGCTCGTTCTCGTTCTTTGGTACCGGAGCTACAGACGGCGCGTATGAAATAATGTTGTTTTCGTAGATCTTACAAATGCGTTGAATGTGATTCAGTACCAGACGAATCTTTTGCTCTTCGGAGAGACGGTTGTCATCCCGAACACGGTTCCAGAACCGTGAACCCTTGCGAGCATAGTGTGCACCAGCTACGAGCAACAGGTTAGAGCGTTGTTCTGCATAAAGATGGTTATCGGCTTGCTCACCGTCTTTATACAACCTCATCAACTCATTATGATCTAACTTCTTCATTCAATATCCCTTTGGCGGAGGAGATTTTCATACTCTACGGGGTCATCAAGAAGCATTTGTTCCAATTGATCTTGCCTCAACGACACTTCCTCTTTAGTAAGAGAACTCCTGGCCTGGGACTCTTGTGCGACCGCTAACTCCGGTCTAACGAATACTGGCTCTGTGGTCGGAGCCCGATCAACCTGGAGAAAACTAAGTTCTAACCCTCCGTAAGAAAACTTAGCGACTCCATTACAACTACATACTTCTATAATACGACTAATTGATTCGCTGTCAAAAGAAGTCGTCATAGAAGGACGTATCACCCCCAAAATTCTCATTCCAATCCCTAATTTCCTCACTCGCTGCGTCCTCCTCACGTTTTCCAGATGTCATCAGTCTTATCCTGTCCTTATTCCTCTCCACAAGAGCTATCTCATGCGGGGACAAACTCTTCGCCCTCACAACCTCCCGAACCGGAACAAACCCCACGTGCGAAAAGTCAAACGGGATCTTAGTTAAAGCGTATCGCATCGAGTCAACCGAGTCGTCCTTCGCCTTCCGCTTATCCGTCCCAAGCTGTAGCGTCGTGAGCTCGTTCACAATCGGGTAGCACTCTTGCGTGTTATCAATGTCGAGCATCCCGTTCTTAAAGAGCACGTTAATGATCTGCTCCCCCACGTCGTGCTTCTTCTCCGCCGGAATAAAGCTCAAGCCCATCCGGTCCGTAATCGTCTTAAAGTCCTTCGCATGGTAGTCGTAGAACGCAGCCGTCACATTCAAATCCTGCGATAACTCCATGTACTTACTAGCCACGTCCGACATCGTGTAGATCTTATCGTCCCCACGCCAATGCCGAAACACCCGACCATACCGAAAGTCAGGCTTCACCGCCACGAACGTAATAGCGCTCGGATGGTTCTCATCACCCCCCGCTCCAATATCCACCCCAACATATACGTTCCAATGCGCCGGGACTTCTATCGGAGCGTGGATGTTGCGCCCTCTATCGAACGACGGATACTTCAAGCCCTCATCCTTCACAAACCGCCCATACACACGCCGCTGCACCTCGGCCTCTGACTTACACATCGCGATGGTCCGGTGGATCTTATCAAGCGTCCAGTGAGATGCTGTACCATCCAAGAAGTACTGACAGTCAAACAGACTCGCCCGCACCTTCTTCGCAAACGGCATCGCCTCATTCTCCCCAGCCTTCGGCTCCATACAAAGCCGCCAGAACTCCTGCCCTAAAGTAGCGGTGAACACCATAGAGAAATAGCCATCAACAGCATTACGACGAAAGTTAATCTCATCCCACAACTCAAGCGGCAACTCCTCATCACAAGCCACATAGTCAACCGTTCCCGACTGAAGGTGCTGCGCATCCTGGGCATAAGTCTTAAAGTACAGTGCAACCCCGCTGTTAAAGTAGATAGCACTGATGTCGCCCCTGTTCTTGAACTCCGCCCGCCACCCATACTGCGGGTCATCCTTAAAATCGTCCTTCGGCAAGATGTCAGGCTTCCACTTCGTGTGAAACTCCGCAGTCGCTATCTGCGCCGTCGGATATAAGTACCAAAACTGCCTCGGGTTTCGCCTAAACCGCTTAGGCCACGCCTGCACGTTTGTCGCGTACTCCACAATCTTCCGAATCTGCGAAGTAGACTTACCAAGCTGGTTCGCCGCCGTTAGCAGCACCGTCCTATCGTCCGAGTCCAAGAACTCCCGACTCCACGTATAGTCCTTAAACCCATATATATGAGGAAGCCCCCGAACCAGCTTAGCCTTCTCTTGAAGGAGCTTGTACTTCTCCAGCTTTATCTGCTCAAGCTGCTCTGTCTCACTCAAACGATCTCGCCGTCCTTCTTCACTACAGTGTACTCAGCTTGGAACACCCCCTGTGCGATCGGATCGGCGGGTTGATGAGAGATGCCAGGCACCGCTGCCATCTCCTTCTCAAGAGCTGCAATCTTCGCGTCAATATCTCCAGCCAAAGCCGAAAGATCGGTGGTCTTATTATTAGACGCTGCCGTGAACACATTCGTATAACTGTTCTCCTGCTTCATGAGCGTAAGATTCTTAGTCTCAGACCGCTGCACGTAGCCACCCTTCGCACGAAGATCAACCATCGCTGCTGCTTTCAGTACTAACTCGATAATCTTAGCGTCCTGAATAGATCCATCCGACTTCTTGAGCGGAAGGTTAAGCACGTCCCGAATCTTCCGAGTCGACAGATTAAGAAGCCCTCGCATAACGGCTTCATACTCCGGTGGCCTTGTAATGATGTACGCCATCACATGAGGACCGTTATTAACGATCTCATGGAACTGCTGCCTACTCACAACTCCAAGGTAGATGTTGCTCTGGTTCATGACCTCATTCCGAGTCGTCACTACCCGATCATGCTCCATCCAGAAGTTGTTTCTCATCGCCTCCACAGAAGCGGTAGGAGTGTAGCGATGCTTCTCCTTCAAAATCTCCAGTAGCTCGTCTTCATCCTTGCCGACTAACTCCTGGGGAACATTGAGCACAGCTTGCTTCATGCCCTCGGGTAGGATGTTAAGAAAGGAGCGTGGCTCCTCGATCTGCTCGATGTAGGTGTTGAACGTGAGCTCTTTCTTTACCGTGACGCCTTCCGGTAATTTGGATCGGTGGGCCTTGAGGTTTGCGGGGTTATGTCCTAACCGTCTGTTCTCTGCGCCTATTTCGCCTGCATAAACTTTTTGGTCATTTGGTCTTTTTGATGCCATTTCAATCCACACTAAAGCAAAAAAGCCAAATGTAAACCTTTTTGATTTTGACTCTTCGGCGCACGTTATTTAGACCAGGGCGATTCGATTACGACCACGCGGCTCGCCGACCCCCCCAGCCCCCCCATCAACGAGCTCATTTGACCGCCTAAATCCTTCTACCATAATCCACCGGTCCACCGATCCGATTGAATCACTTAGACTAATGACTTAGTAGGTCTACCTATTAGTGGTGGTGATGATCCGGTGGGTTCGGACCATGCAAGGTTCGGACCAGGTTCGAGTCATTATTCTTTCTACTTGAAGTGTCTCTTGTAACTTATTGAAATCATTGATAGTTCACATAATAACTATTATCAGAAGCATTAGAAATACTACTAATCCTTGTTTTCATTGGGGTTTTTGGATCGGTGGTTTTTAAACAAAGTCAGTGTAATGGTTCGGTGGGTTCAGTTAAGTCTTCCGTGTCTACTATATAGAGAGACCGAGAGCTCGGTGATTTTGGTTGAGACTGTAAAAATTATAGACATGTCTAAAAGTATTACAAAAAAACGATACTGTGTCTTTTAGGATGTGTTTGATTTTATTAGGTTTTGACTTTGGCATGGTCTCTGCATTATATCCTGATGAAAGAGAGGACTAACATGAAAACTTTAGGGGGTTTTGATTTTGCGGGGGTTTTGATTTTAACACTAGGGATTGCGTCGATTGCTTGCACGGTGCAGGTATTCGGGAACGCAATTCAATTTTTGAACAAGTAAGGAGTCGTGTCATGCCAAATTGGGTAAGTAATTCCGTCAGTGTAGTAGGTGATAAAAAACGGGTAACAGAGTTTCGAAAGAAACACTTTACACCAAAGAAAGAGTTCGACTTTGAGACCCTCATTCCAATGCCGGAATCGGTCTTTAAAGGCAATCTCGGAACCAAAGAGCGAGAGGTTTACGGTTCAAATAATTGGTACGACTGGAGTCTTGAAAATTGGGGCTGTAAATGGAATGCCGGAAACACGCAATTGTACTCCGACAAAATCAGGCTAAGCAAAGAGGTCGCAGTATTGGAGTTCAGTTTCGACACCGCGTGGGCTTTACCCGAACCGATCTATGAGAAGCTTGCTGAAATGTATCCGGATCTTTCCATCACGGTTTCTTTTGATGAGGAAAGCGGAGCATTTGCAGGGGAGCTTGAAATGACAAAGGGAAAGATAAAGCATTATGCAAGGGATCCAATGGAAGGAATCGAAGGGTAATAATTATGAAGACACTTTACAGCGCTGAATTATGGAATAGAGGCTCATTCAATAGCCGTTACATCACCCCAATGGGGCTAGTTGAAGACTTGTCCTGCATCGATCAAACCTACCTATGGCCATCGAAAGAAGATGCGCATAGGGCGGCCTTGGAAGAGGCCAAGACATGGTATGACCCATGGGGCGTTCAAGTAGCTATCAATGAACACGAAGTGGGGGACGAATGAAAACTCTCAAGCAATTGCGTCAAGGTCTTGGCGTTACACAAAAGGATCTAGCCGTAAGGATTCAAGCCATCAGAGGAGGATCGGCTCTGCAGGGTCCGATATCCACCATCGAATCGAACCAGAACTCCCCCACCATATCGCGCCTAAAGGATACGATCGAGGCTTTGGGGTTCGAACTAAAGATCACCGTAGCTCAAGGGGAGGAGGTCACGGAGCTCGATCTAGATAGCCTCTTAGGTCCTTCCTCGCGGGCAAAGGATGCGGGGGAGGTGGCAGGGGGAGAAGGATTCGAACCTTCGACTGACCAACCCGTTTCGGTGGCTGCTCTCGACCCCTGAGCTATCCCCCTACACGCACACTAGCACACAGGGACTCAACTCAGGCCCTATTTTTTCTCAGTCCCTGACTCGGTCCACAAACTTTCTTCAATAGCTGCACTCACTTACCCCATTAGGGACCGAAGGGACTTATAATTATAATAATAATATAAATATATAAGAGATAGTACATATATACCCTATACAGTATATACATATATACCCCATATACTTTTCAAAACACTCGGTCCCTAGTCCCTTTGGTCCCTGAAATCGCCTAAACCACCCGAATCATTGAACTTTACTAGGGACCGAACTCTCACTACACTCAGACCCTAAACCCCCCGAACCCCCGATCCGTTACTAACGCTACCCCTTAATAACAAAAACCCCCCGAATCACCGACTCGGAGGGTCCTCTATATATGTCTCACGCGCAAAGGATGCGCACCAATTAGAACTGAGCATCCTTCTCATCTAGTAGTCCTAGATAGAACCCTTTTCGTCCGTTGTTCCTGGCAATCCTCACCCCGAATAGCTTTTGAACGGCTCTTGAGATTGATCTGGTATCTCGCTGGGTCGGTTGGTTGTAACTGAGCTTCTCAGCGATGTCGGTACAGGTGAAGAAGGTAGTACCCTTGTCGAATACTCGTCCGACCTTTACTTCGATTGGATCCTCGGCCTCATAGATCTCGTTGTGGGAGCTTAACTTCTCTATCTCCTGACGG